ACCGACATAGACTTCGGTAAAGTTAACTCCGTTTTCCCAACCATTATCCAGGTGGTCGATCAGGATTTTCTCACTGAGCGAGATACCGGACTGGTTCGACTTGAGTGTGGAGGCGAAAGACTTAACACCCTTCATCGAGCGAGCAGTTGAGTTGTTACCGCAAACGAGCGTACCACGCATCAGGGCGAACTCCTGAGCATTAGCAAACTCTTTCACCGCCTTTTCCATCTCATAACCCAGGCGATCACCAGCCACAGAGTTAGAGGCAGAATCCGTACCGCTAACCACAACCGGAACAACGAAAATCTGAGTGTAGTTAACATCACGAGCGGGGTTAGTACGAGCAGTGCCAGAAATATCAGCACCTTCAACGGCAGCAGAAGCACCGGGAGTAGCGAGAGTATCGTTAGTCCACTGGTGGATCGGCTGATTAGCTACGGACTGCTTGAGGCCGTAGAGCAACTGAGTCTCACGGGGCGAAACATTCGTTACGATAGAAAGCAAATCTTCCTTGATCGCTTTATTATCGTAACTGTAGGTAAGTACGTCTGCCATTTAGTTCCTATTCTTCCTTAGCGACAACGGCATACTTCGTAAAGTACGACGCTAACTTTCCAGATTCAAGAGCCGCTGCTAAATCTGCTCTGCGTCCGGCATCAGCGTCAGGACTAGATGAGGGTCTGCCACCGCCCTCTAAGGCTGTTTTTTTAACGAGTTGTTTGATTTCACGTTCTTTCTGAACGAGTTTCTCCTGTACTGCACTGGCTTGACGCATCTGGGCAGGGCGAACACCAAGCCGACCAGCAGCTACTTCAACGGCTAACGCAAAGTCACTTGCTTCACGTTTGTCAGCCGGACGAGAGTTAAACAACTGCCAAGAAATGCCTGAGCCTCAACCTGTTTCCGCTGTTGCGTTGCCTGATACTCAGACAACTTGCTCTCTACCGTCTTAGCAATCTCCTTCTGCTGAAGTTCCATGATCTTCTGCTGATAATACGGAGAATGATCTGGGTCTTTCAACGCTGCTGCCTGATAATCTGAGATGGAATACTCAGGCTGCTGAGGAACTGCCGTCTTAATTGCTGCTGTAACACCTTCCTGAATCATCTGCGGAATAGAGCGGGTAATGTCTTCATACTTCCGCTGCATCTCAAAGTAGCGGTTTTTAAAGGGTACTCCATTCTCATCCACATCGTTTACGTCGTTTGTTTGAGTTGCTGACGGGGCAACTGATTCAGTAACCTGCGCTGCACTACCTTCGGTGATAACGTCACCAGTCGATTGTTCCTGTGAAGCCGGAACGGGCTGCTCGATTACGTCGGCACTCGTAGTTTCGTTTTCCATTTTTCTCCAGCGATAACGTCGCTACTCGGTACTCGGTTAATAAAATGGGAGTTATACTAAGATATATATGGTTATACGGTATTCTTGCTATAACTACATCGAAGCGGTAAGCTGATCGAGGAGGGCTTGAGTCTTTTTGCCTACAATGCCATCGGGTTTGAGGCCACCCGCACGTTGGAGAGCCTTAACAGCCTCTTTGGTTCTATTCCCAACCAAGCCATCAACCTTGCCGTCGTAAAGTCCAACGGACGCAAGCTTTGACTGTAACGCAATATTCTTGTCGGAAAGTTCAACCTTCTTCTTCCAAACATCAGGCTTGTAGGCATATAACTCGTATTCGCCAAGCTTACCCTTGCTATCCACCTGGCTAAAATCAAACGACTTAGACTTCTTTAGATTAGAAATCTCCGACGGAGTGAAGTAAAACTGTGCGTTATACTTGTCCTCAGCACGACCATTCAACACAGCCGACTGAATCTGAATAGCGTCTTTAGTGGCTTCCTCATTAGTGAACTGACCCTTTAATGCTTGAGCAGCGGCCTGGTTCTTGCCAGCAACCCCGTCTCTAGGGGCATAGAATCGATCATCTAAGTGTGCCTTGAAGTCGCCATTGTTCTTAGCCCAATCACCCTTACCAGCCGTCTTAACCGCAGCATTGGCAGCCATAGTCATCAGTTCACGTCTAGTGTTGTGGTCTTTAACACCACCGAACTCACCAAGCAGGGTAATACCAAGAGCGGTGCGATTGTCTTTATCTGCATCTCCGGTCATCAAGGGGCTGTTATCAAACGAGGTTGGCACAATAGCACCTCATATTTATGTGTTTAGTTGTAGTGCTATTCAGCATCTTCTTCAGTTCCTTCTTCATCAATCATATTGTTATCTACATCAAGCGGGACGATCAGATCTGGGTTTTCTTCTTTCAACCTATCCATCTGAATCTCTTGCAACCTAGCTTCGTATTGATCCATCAAGGTAAGAATATTTCTTGCTGCTAACTGCTTCACTCGCAACTCCTGTAGCGTGTTGGCATCGTATACGTCCACCCAACAACTAGCAGCGGTGTTATGCGCTATCTCTGCATCACGAGTGATTACCTTCCAACCTTGATGGTCTTTAAGGCTTACTACGCTGTGTAAATCACCTAGTAGTTGTTCGCTCACTTATGTTCTCCCGCAGGTTCTTGATAGCATCTGTCTTAATCTTAGAAGTCTCAGCAATTGTCTTCCCTACATCTGCTGTATCCTTCTCAATATGACCTTGATAATCAGGCATGATACCTAACCGCTGAATTGTCTGTGCTTTCTCTGCCGGAGTAAGGTCGGACATACTAATCTGAACAGGCAGCGGTGGCGGTGGTTGAGGCTTAGGAGGCTGCGGAGGTGTTACAAACTGGTCAGGATCAAACCCTAACTGCTGTAACTGCTCCCTCTTGGCCTGATAGACATTAACCGGAGTGACAATCCCCATCTGCAAAGCAAGAGGATCGCTAATGATTGAACCTACCTGCATTGACTTCTGGATTCTGATCTGAGGATTGGTGTTGGCATCGTTACCTCTGACAACAATATTGTGTCCTTGCAGTTCTTCTTTTCCAATCTTGATCTGTTCAGGTTTGCCGTTCTGATTGCCGAAGTAATTAAACGTATATGTGTCTTCCCCAAACTGACTCCAAAGGTCAACGATCATCTGAAACAATCGTGAGAAACCATGACAAACAATGTCACCCTCTATGGTTGACTGTGGTACTGCTGCCTGTACTTGAGCATCGACTTCGACACCCGTTCTCGGCTGTCTCTTATTAATTTGGCTCTGTAGAGTGAAGTTAACCTCTCCCAGAAGTTCCTCAGTCTCTGCGTTAAGCTGCTGTATCTCATCCTTGTTTGAGAACTCCGCATTAAGGTTAGTGTTGTTCACCATCTGGAACACTTCACTAAACGGAACACCGGCAGGTACGGGAATACCCTTACCAGGCTTAAGCTTCAAGTTAGGATTTACGATCCCAACACGATAAAGATAGAACGGAAGGTTGCGCTGAGTCTGACTATCGATCCTCTGGTTCTTCTGTACGTCTATTTCCTTAACAATGTCGGTAATTAACTCAGGGATACCACGAGGAGAGTACCAACGATCATCTAGAATCTCTCTATCTATTCTGGCAAAAGGGAAGTCACCAGTAAGTGCATTGTTCTGTATACGGCGCAAGCACTTATTGAAATCAGGAGCAATGGTAATGACGCACTTGCGAGGATGCTCATCAGTTTCATACAGCTTCTCCCATGTGTAAATCTCCCACAGCCTAATGTTTCCACTACGAGCAAACCTATCCACACCCTCTCTATAGTCCTTCATAGAGTCTTTAAGCATGTCAGGGTTGGTCATACAACGATCAAGCGTAATGTCTACGTCATCAAGGGAGTTCTGCTTATACCCCATCGTGGAGCGCATCTTAAACTCACGCTTGCTAATTTCAAGGTCGTGGCAGACCCACTCACAGTTGTTCGGGTCTAAGGGGGA